TTGTTGAAGTCCTTCTTTAGCACTCTTGAAATTTTCAAACCCTAGGTCTTTGAAGATTTTCTCTTGTGCTTTCTTGGATTCTTTAGCGACAAGACCAGTCACTTCTTCCTGAGTGAATGTCTTGATAGGTTGCTCTTGAGTTTGTGACTCGGTGTTTTCTCCAGCATTGACTGGCTGGTCAGCTTGTGTTTGAATGTCTTCTGCCATTCTTTCGTCCTCCTAAAATTAGGTATTATCTTCCGTTCTTTACCGACTGCGGATAAAGTCAAGCAAAAAACCGCATCGAATCCGACACGGTTTATAGTGGTTTATAGCAATTTATTGCATGAAAAAAGCGCCTAGTTTAAACTAAGCGCTATGCTACTGAAATACTAAGGATTTCATCCTCAAAATATTCTCTAGGAGTTCCATCAACATCTACAAGCAAGGAGTCCATCTCCTCTGCGTTGTCCGAGGCGTCACAATAGTCCTCTACAAATCCTCTAACTACCACGCTATTTTTTAGCGTGATCACTACGTCTGTGCGGTTGAATTCCCAGAGTCTCATTTTGATTTCTTCCTTTCCAATGTCGGCACAATGTGTGCCCCCGTTTTTCTGTAATGTATTCTAAAGCTATCAGTCTCGAACGCCTCTCCTGTGGACTGGTCAATATACACGCCAACCTTACTGTCGTGTTTGATAATTTCTTTCTTAGGAATATAGCCATCTTTATCGGAATAACGGAATTTCCCAGTACCTGCGTAACGTTTAATGAGCTTAGCAGCATCATCCATTGATATTGTCAAATAGCTTGGTTCAAATTCCTTGCCTTTTGCTAAGTCATCCTCAAGCCTCTTGTACCATTCGTCAGTACCTTTGATGTGGGCCGCTTGTTTTTGCTCATTGATTTCTGCCTTAATTATACCATCTTTTACAGCGTTTGTGAAACGTTCCCGCATTTCTTTTTGTTCTGCTCTGTGTTTTTCCAGCTTTTCAAGTTCTTTTCTGACCTTGGCCTCTTTCTTAGCTTTGGTATAAGGGTCATCATAGTATTTTTCTCTTTCCTCATCCCGTTTCAGAAATGGGTGCTTATCAATGTAGTCTTTCAAAGCAGCGTTTTGGGTGCCTATCTTACTCTTGTACTTGTCTATCAGTTCTTTATTGCCCAGTTTCTCAGCGACGTGGAGCTTCTCCTTATTCGCTCTGATAGACCGTTCTAGGGCTCTCTGCTTAGCTTCTGCGTTGGCATTTTCTTCCGCTTTCTCTGGCGTAACCTCTGCCACGTCCTCGCCTAAATCAGGCTTGTAGTTCGCTCCTGGGATGAACGGAGTTAGCATGTGGCCGCAGTTAATACCAAGGCACCCTTCAGGCCGACCGTAACCATAATCTGACAAAGCTAAAATCTTCTCGCCGTGTTCAACTCTAGCCCGGCCAGTCGTCACTATCTCATGTTGCAAAGGCGCACACGACTTGCGAGCTGACGCCTTTTTTGAAAAATAAAAGGTATCAATTCCCAGCTCTTCAGCCGGTCTCGTTCGCATTTCTCGATAAGTTCGATAGGTTGTCGTCTTGATAACTGTCCGAGCATAATTGTCAATTTTCCAGTTACGCCCAGCGCTGTCCTTGAAACCTTGAAAACCTTTCTCTTGCCACTTCATGACCGTGTCAGAGATAGCCTTATCAGCCGTAGACAGGCCAGTAACAACTCTAGCAACAGATTGCTCCACAATACCTTGATAAGCGCCTATGACAGCCTTAGGAAGTGTTGTGTTGATTAAGTTATGGATATCTCCGACGGCTTGACTTGCATAGTCTGCAAGGATTTCTTGAATGTGATTGTTATTTCCTGCGGATCCATGGCCTAAATCTTCCATGAGTTGTTGCTTCGTGTCTGTGTATAGCTTCAGGCCTTCATTCTCGACAATGTGACGTAATTGCTCTTCAGCGACTCCAGAGTATTTAGAGATTAGCTTCAGGTTCTCCTCGTTCAGCATGTGCATCTGTTGCATCTTCTCAAGTTGCCAGATATACGGTTGCTTATCAAGATAGACCGTGCCACGCTCCGTCACACGTTCGACCACGTTATCAAATAAATCCAAGGCTAACTGATGATAGATGTCTGCGACATTGCTTGCTTGAAGCAGCAGTTGCTCGTCATTGAACTGGATTGGTGGTCTCTTCTTTTTTACCATGGATAGCCTCTTCTATTCCTTCTACCATTTTTTTGCTAGTATTCTCCGTCCTAGTGAGGGGCTTTCAAGTCCTATAAACGACCTTAGATGTTGAATTAGGTTCATTTAATCATTCTCCATAGATATCAATATCCTCTTGTGTTCGCTGACTATTCGCCGTGTCTATCGTCTCCTGGTTGATTGCCTGAATCATCTTCTTAGCGTCAAGCTCTGACATGTTGAAAGCCTTTTGAATAGCGTGAGCCTTGCTGACAATGCCACTGGCCAAAGCCTTGGTCCAATAGTCAAGCTCATTGTTCTTGTCAGTAAAGACTCCATCGTCCAGATTGATTGCTATCTTCTCCATTTGAGGAATTGGACCGCTATACAATCCATAAAGGCTCCCAAGCTCGCAGATTGAGATAATCAATTCTTTCAAAGATTGCTCTACCAGACTGACAATGCTGTTTCTCATTTGGTAAGTATCAGAGTTTTCAGAAACGACCTCTGTCGCAGTCTTCAAGCTCTGCCCGTCAAATGTAAACATTCCAGCAGAAACGCCTAGAAGCATCTCAAAGAGCGCTAGACCCTCGTTAATGGTCTTGATGTAATCATCTGCCCTGATTGCTGTCGTCAGGTCTGTGATGCTTCCGCCGTCCATATCGCTAGTGGATAAGCGTAAGTAGACATTCTGCTCTGAATCAAAGCGTTTGACAAGCTGAGCATCACCGTCACGATTGACAATGCGAGTTTCTGTTAAACTTTCAGGGACGGCCACTCGACGTTGGCCCATCTTAACCTCCCACTTGAACTCGTCATAGGTGGTATTGATGAAATCAATCGTGCTCTTGGCATTGTCGAAGATAGACAGGCCAAGTGGCGAATTGATGTCCTTGTTGTTCATTCCTGGAGGTTTCAAGTATGAAAAAAGCGGTCTTGTTAGACCGTCAAGTTCAACTTGTTCTTCTAGATCCTCGTAGATTTCAGCAAGGGGCACACGCCCTCCGACTTGCTCAGAACTTTCAGACCTGTATAGCTCATTTGAAATGATGTACTTCCCATCCTTGGCCCATTCGTGAAACTCAATCAAAGTGTAGTAAATATTCTTCTGACCTGAAGCCTTAATCGTCTTAGTGACAATAGCAGCGCTTGAAATGTCTTGCGTGTTGCTTTGCAACGGCAAAAAGACAGGCGCTTGAATAAATGACACTCGCACTCGTCCGTTATCCACATAAGGCCTCATAGCAAGACCGCCTAGAGCCAAACAACTCTCGAGATAGCGCTCGAAGTTCTTATTGAAGCGGTCATTCTTCAATGTTTCTTGAATGAATGCATCTGCCTGTTCGTCGTCCAATTTAATCGAAGCCTGCTCGTTAAAAACCAGACTGGCAATCTTCTTGGCAGCGGTTCGAGCGATTGGCAAATGAGTCGCTTCTCTTTGCTTCTTGACACCATCGGTATTCGTGTATGTTATCTTCTCAATGTTGCTCTGATAGTATCTTAGGTTCTCGTTGATTCGACGATACTCTGCGCTTGTTACTGCGATTTTAGGATGGTCTGTGATACTTGCGAGACTTTCTGTAGTCATTGCATACTGTCCTCTCTTAAATAGATTTTTGACAAATTGAATAATGCCCATTTATCGGCTCCTTGTTGCTAAAAATTGGCGTAACGCTTATAAAATACGTTCACACTATATCTGAATTCGTCCATTGCGTGGTTATCTTTATCAATCGGTCGTCCGTTATCGTCTCGGCTATATAAACCAATCTCTTTCAAGAAATAGTAATGGTCATACTCTTCTTCTTGGTGATTGATAAGCAAGAACTGACCTGAAGAGATGATATTCTGGCCACGTTCAATCCCTACCTCGATACCCTTCGCCTTGCTGCTAACATCATGGGCGTTGTTCAAAGCCCCTCTTGTCTGAATCCCTAGCTTGTGCAATTCCTCTCGTAAGGATCTACACGCTGGGTCAATCCAGACATCGGTATAGCGCATCTGATACTTGCTAACACACCACTGAATGAACGCTCGAAGCTCGACTGCATAGGTGGACATAGCCTTGACTTGGCCAGTCTCAGCACCACTGTGATAGTAATGAGCTACACGATTGAGCCTAAAGAAAGTCTTGTTGTCCTCTCTATGCTTAGTAACGATGTTACAAGACATTGAGGTGGCGTCAGATTGTCCACCATCGCCATTGAAATACATTTCTATAGGTTCGCCGACTAAACTATCCTTAATGTTCTTTTCTAGGTCAAATAGGCCGTAAATAACGCCCTGAGGCATCACCCTCTGGCCAAGTACGTCTCTCTTGTAGAGATAAGGGTTTTTCTTAAGCGATTGAATAATAGATTGCTTACGCTCTTCAGACAGAATCGGATTGTCATCCATGGTCCAATGCGTCCAGCGTGTATTTTGGACATCAAAGACATCCTTAATAACTGGATGTTGTGGAGCTGGAGGGTTAAGGTCAGCTAGATGATAGCGTAGTTTAGCAGCCCACGTCCGCCTGAATGCTTCCTGGATAAAATCCATATTCAGTAGGTTTATCTCACAAAAGACTCCCGAGCCTAGAGACATACCAGTGATAGCACCCACACTATTCGCTTTACCG